TAACGTTTGCAATAAAATACTTTTCGCCTGTAGCACTTTCAATGCGAACTTGGTTAGACCCTCTAAGATATAAACTTCCATCGCCTGTATCAGATATATAACTATCACTGCCATCATGATAAATCTGTAGGTCTGAGCCAGCACCGAAGATGGCCTTGTTATTATCAGCAAAACTTAAATCACCCGGAAGCGTTAAATCACCAGACAGCTTTGCAGATGTTATAGTTCCATCCACAGGAACATTAATATCTGTCTGCGTCATTGTCATAACTTCTACAGCACTGCCGTTAGGTGGAGCCGTAGAGAACGTTAGAGTAGTTCCAGAGATGCTATAGGTAGACTTATTCTGATACACGCCATCAATAAATACTTGAGTATTGTTTTCATTAACAGGGTTAATAGTAAGTGTCAGTGTAGTGTCACTACCGTCACCTGTCATGCTGTCAATGTTTAAGTTAGAACCAGAAACACCAGCAGCTACAGAATAAATAAGAATGCTGTTACTGTTGGCTGGAGCAACACTAAAGGTTAATGTAGTTACACCACCTGATGTAGCAATACTGTAAGCATCTTGCTGTTGGAAGACACCTTCAATAAATACAAGAAGATTATCTTCGGAAGATACTGTCTGGCTTAAAGCATATGCAGTTGTAGAGCCGTTACCAGTAAAGCTGTCAGTAGTAAAGGTATTAGTACCACCACCGCCACCAATGGAACCCCACTCAGTTGTGTAGCCTTCAAACTGCTCTAGGCTGCTATTGTATCTAAAGTAACCAGCAGCACCTGTAGGACGCTGTGCAGTAGTACCTGTAGGTACATGGACAGCGTCAGTAGCAGAGCCTAAGTCTAAAGTTACTGCTGGAGAACCTGTACGAACACCTACTTTATAATCATTACTAATCACAGTAAAGACATCGCTTGGATCAAATCCAGAAGCCTGTCTAGTCATTAGTAAATTAGAGCCAGCTACAGTTAAACTACTGGTTGTTAGGTTGTTACCTACCACTAATGAACCAAGTTCACCAACACTTGTAATGTTAGTCTGTGCAGCAGTAAGTACAGAACCTGTCAAGTTACCAGTTACGTTACCTGTGACATCACCTGTAACATCACCAGTTAGATTACCAGTGACATTGCCAGTTACGTTACCAGTAAGATTACCGGTGACATTACCTGTAATAGGAGCAGTAACACCAGCAAACGTAGGACTATCAGTAGTAGCTACGCCTTGGTTCAGTGCTTTGACTGATGCTTCACTGGTTAGCTCACTGTCCATCAAGGCACCAGCAGCAGTTACATTGGCTGTGTCAGTTACATCTGCACTAGCTTCAATACCATCAAGTTTACTATGGTCAGCATCAGTAAAGGCATTAGTATCTGCATTAGACTCATAGGCAGTCTTAATCTCAGCAGCAGTCTGGTCAGCAGTTGCTCCTGATTCAATACCGTCTAACTTAGCACCGTCTGTAGCTACGTCACGTCCGTCTACAAGGCCATCAGTAGTTAAGTTACCTGATACCACAGGGGTAGACAAAGTCTTGTTAGAGAGCGTCTGTGTGCCTGCTAGAGTAGCTACAGTAGCATCAATAGCTAGAGTAACTCCAGTACCTGAAGCAGTAGAGTCAATACCTGTGCCACCTAAGATACCTAGAGACTCAGAGTCCAAGTCAATGTCAATGCTTGTGGAGCCATCAGTTACATCAAGATCCTGTGCAGTAACCTGTGAGTCTACGTATGCTTTGACTGACTGTTGTGTAGGCACAAGGGATGCACTGTCGGATGACATATTGTCTTCATCAACCCATCCTGTAATGCTAAGGGTACCATCCGACAAAGTTTCAAATACAGTTGTACCTGTAAGTGCAGCATTGTTAGAGTTTGCTTTAGTTGCTGATGCAGTTGCAATGTTATTGAACTCTGTGTCAATCTCAGTGCCTTTGACAATCTTAGCAGCGTTACCTGAAGGTAGTGAGTCCTTTGCTGCAAAGTTTGTAGTCTTAGTATAATTACTCATTAAATTGTTCTACCTATGAATGCTTCAATGTTTACATCTTGTATTGAAAATGACTTGTCATTAATTGTGGCATCTAAACCAATAGTTACTACTCTACCAGATCCAGTAGCTTTAGTTGTTGCTTTGTTTACAATGATAGACGCATTGTACTGCGAGGTTGCTACGTTGTACTCAGAGATACCGTACTCTGCAATAGACGCATCGTCTACTGTTAACAGTTGTTTGGTGTATCCTTCAGTATAATCGTAACCCCAGTTTAACAATAGGTCTGTGCCTTGACCACCTACAATAGTAAATGTTATTTCTTTTAGAATCTTTAGCTTACTAGCGTCACCAAACGAAAGAGCATTGGTATAATACTTCATTATGTAAGTAGAAGTATCGTCTAGGAAACCAGAGTACTCGTTGATACCTTTAGAGTTACCAAAGTAGACTTCATTGTTGTCCGTAGTTGTAGCACACAGGATACCAGTAAACGGCCATGTAGTTACCCTACTAGCTCCATTCTCTAGCTTGCCACGCATGTCAAAGCAGAACACAAGGTTGTTAACTTCAGGTAAGATTAGCAGATAAAAAGCATTCTCTTCACTGTAGACTGACTTAATGTTACCTGTCTCTACTGCTGCTGCCTGTACTAAGTCATCCCGTACATTTACAGATACGTCACCAATAGGATTAGACTTCTCTTGTATAACCCTGCCCAAGCTACGGACACCAGAGTCAGACAAGAATATAAGGTCTGATCCTGTGGACTGTACGCTATCTCTAGCAATACAGCCAATGTTAGTAATAACATCAGCTAGGGTCATAGTAGACGGTGAACCAGCACCAGAGTACAGAATAATACTACGCTTACCAAAGATAACTAAAAAGTCATTAAACTCTGACAACGCTACAATCTCATCGTAGCCTGTAGGCCATACAGTAGTTAAGTCTAGTGAGCCTGAAGCGCCTCCGTGAAAATTATCACCATCCAGTAAATCAGAGAAAAATAAAGTATAGCTATTGTTTGTTACATCTGCTACAAAGAGCCTACCAAAAGCTGCTAATACTTCATTGCCTGCCGGTGCTGCATGACCACCATCTGTTACTGCTACAAGAGTAGTGCTACCAGCAACACTTACTAATGCAGCATGTCCACGCTGAAAGAAATAAATGTCGTTGTTAAAACTGACTATCTTCCAGTTGTTAGCAGTAATACTGTAGCCGCCGGGGAGCGTTACTTCAGTTAGTGTAGTAGTTCCTGTGAATATCTTGTTGTTACCAGCAGAAAATACTATCTTAGTGCCGTCTCTTTTAACGTACTCAAAGACAGACTCAATACCATCACTAGATCCTAAAGGTGTAGCACTGGTCGTTAGTTTCTTCAGACCTTTACGCGCACCAATACGACCAAACTTGTCTATCACCATGTTCTCAGCAATAGCAGCAAAGGTCGCATCCTGAGCTACAGGAGAGTCTTGAGTGTTAACACCCTTAAATCCCGGAGCAGCAATGTATATGTGTTCTCTGTTCTGAGCCATTAGGGAGTAGTCCAGATAAACTCTTCAGGATTCTTATAGGCATCTAAAGCAATAGCATCAGATAGGTGTCTGTCTGCAATCAAGAAGTAATCCTGTGCTGTAGTTCCACCAGTTTCACCACGCTCTCTAGCCAACAAAGCTACAGCGTTGTGTACTATAGCGTTCTTAGGTAAGACTGTAGTGTCTGTATCTAAAGACAGTTCATTTTCTCTAGCAATTAAATCAAAGCGTAAGTTAAAGACACCTGATGGTTTAGGGTACACTCTTACTTTAGTATCACTATTGCTGTCAATACCGCTAAAGGTATATGAGTCAGGACTACCAGTTACTTCACCAGAAATGTAATAAGCATTGTTAAACCAGTTAGGTGTCTGATAGTGCATAAAGAAGTTTGATGTGTCGTTAATGACACTATATATTCTAACACGTTCTCCAGCGTTTGTCAAGCTATATTCTGTAGTATTTTCTACAGTAGGCACTACAATAGTTGTACGTAGTGTAGACCACTGATGTGAGTCTTCTACAATCTGCTTTGCGTCGTTAACAAAGTCACCTACCATTTTGCTGTAGGTGTTCTGTGTAATTGTGGATACTTCTTCTTCTCGTAGCCTACGTAGTACCTCGTTGACTATGCTTAAATAACTGGTACTCATACTATATTCCTAAACATTCCTTGAGGTGCTGTATAGCCTCTAAACCTTCTGCGTTCTAAAAGACCCGGATCTGCGTACTTAGACAGGTAATCACTAAATAAGCCTTCACTTATTTCACCAAACTCAGGGGCTTGGAAATCAAAGTCTAGGTCTAAATCTAAATCTGCATCTACACCAGAAAGACCCATTGATCCTGCTTCAGGAATATCTGAGCCTTCAGGAGTCGTGCCTGTAGGGAGATCAACTTGCTCGTATACTTCTTCAGCTTGTTCTTTAACTTCTTGAGCAACTTCTGCTACAGCTTGCCCTGCTTCTTGAATAGGCTCATCAACAACTGCAACTGTTTCTCTAGCTACGTCTTCAGCCTTGGAACCTACTGTTCTTGCGTAGTCCTCAATTGCTTTAACTTGCTCAGGAGTCTTATCTGGTAGAGAGGACAATAGTGCTTCAATTGCTTTTTTAGGCGGCTGTAGAACAAAGTCATCAAAAGATGATCCTGCCTCTTTGATAACGTCTCCAATGCGTTCTATAAACTCAGGAGTATCTATGTCAAGACCTAGTGTACCACCTTGACGTATATATGTCCCAAAGCCGTCCATTAGAGCACTTTCAAAGTCTGCTCCACCTGCTAATCGACTTTGCATCTTAACAAGACCAGCGGTCATATCATCACGCTGTATTCCACCGTATTTAGCGTCTAGTGTCTTCTGATCTAATCCCAGTTTATCTAACGCTTTATTTGTAAGCTGTGAACCGTATAAATCTACAAAGCCACCAAGAACATCATCATTTACGGCAGCATTTACAAACTTAGCTGTCTTTACAACTTTGTTAAATCTCTCTAAATCTTGAGTAGCTTTTGCTGCCTCAGCTATTAACGCTGGGCTATTCGCAGACATCATACCGGCGGCTGAAAGAGCCTGAGATGTTTCTGCAACCTGCTGCAAACCTTCTCCGTAGCCTCCAGCACCCGCTAAAATAGCAGATCGTAGAATGTCACTAGTATCTCCTCCAGTAGCCAGTGTTGACCCAGCAGAAGCTACAGCAGACCCAACTGCATTAGCTAGAGGCGCTGACATAGAGGTACTGGCGGCAAGATAGCCACCTAGTGCGCTGCCTGCTCCAGCCGTTGCTACCATGATTGCTAGAGCTTTTAAGCCATCCTGTACCCCTGTATCTTTTACTTCTTTAGTTCTAATCTCAGAAAAGCTAAGAGGATCGTAAAGATATGTAGAACCGTCTGATGTTTGACGGAAAGGAGTCACGTCATACTTTGCGTACAACGACTGTACCATAGGGTCTCTATTGTAAGCCTCTACAAGAGCATCTTGGTAGGAAAGATCTTCTGTAGTTTGTAAGAAAGCTATCTGCTCAGTAAGGATAGGCTTGATAATTGATTGAAACTCTGCTATTTTTTCTTGAGAAGCGCCAGTATGTTCTCCGTAGTTTCCACCAAAGTCTTCAATAGATTTATCAAAGGCATCCGCTTGTACATCATAACCATAGTAATTGCTAACAGCCTGCTGTGTGCCCTGCTGATCAGTAATTGCTATACTGCCATAGACATCTTCTGCTGCTTGCTGCTCTGGTCTACCCTGCCAGTTTGCTAGATAAGTAGGAGATGCAGTTTCTCTAAGGTAAGTTTCTGGATCTACTCGTATTGCTGATAAGTTACTCTGGAATGACTGATCGTAGAAATCGTCTACTTTGTCAACGTCATCTATTTTGTCGTAGTCCGCACCTTCCTGTAATCTTTCTTTATGCTGTTCAATACCACCAGTAAGAGTATAATAATTGTCTGTTCCGGGGCTTACTTCGTATGTAGGAGTAAATCCCATAGCCGCAGGAGTTCCTGCAAGGTCAAAATCAATAAGATCGAACAAATCGTAGTCAAAAACACTAAAATTTTCAGGAAGAGTAAAGTTTGTTGACATTAGCTACTTATTTCCTTGTCTTCTCAAATGAGCGCATTGCACCTAGACCTAACATGCCCATAAGGACAGGCATCATAGTCTCTAGTGGTACTAAAGGTATAACAATGTCTACTTCTGCTAGAGCCAATACAAAGTTAGAAAACGGAATTGTAATGAAGTTACCAAACATGCCTAATCCGCATGTCCAGCCAATGAAGGGTCGCCATCCAGAAACAAATAAACTAGAGTGTCCTGCCTCTACTTTGTTTACTTCTAGCTGACCTTTAGCTAACTCTTGAGCATGACGCTCAGACATGGTAGCAATCTCATGAGCTAAAGCATTCTTCTGGTCTTTGTCCTCAATAAACTTATCAAGCAAGCCTGTTACTGGCCCGACCAAACTAGCTACTATGCTCATACTTAGCTACCTCAATAAAACTAGGGGCCACCGTAGCAGCCCCCAGTTAAATGATTGTTACTTAGGAACAACCAAAGTTACACCTGACTCAGGACGAAGTACGTTTACACCGTACAAAGTATCTGAAGTAAACAGGTTAGCCAAGAACTCTTGCTTGTACTGAGTCTGAGAGCGAACGCCCAGTTGTTCAGCCATTACAATTGCATCCTTCTGGAGCAGCAAGGCACCCAGAGAGTCTACAGCAGAAGCAGAGTTATCAGCAGCAGTTTCAACAACAGGGCAGTTAGTGCTAACAAATACGTCAATGCCGTACAGTTGACCAATCTGACCACCAGTTACCTGACCGTTGTTTACGAAGTCAGAGCTTACGTAACGATCAATACCCATGATGGTGTTGCGAACTGAAGGAGGAATAACGAAGCAACGATTTTCCATAGGAACATCAGCATCGTCTAGCTTCTGGATCAGGCCACGAAAACCAGCATCAGTAAATACGTCAGCAGTCGTTACCGTGTCAGCCGTGTAAGTAGACAAACCGTTAGTAGCGTCTACGAAGAACGTACCACCGTTGTTCAGGTAGGTCGTAGAAGACGTACCAGCAGAACCAAGGCCAGTAGCCAAGCTGTGCAGGTCGGTGTCAACTTGCTTCGCCAAAGCGTAGCCAGCGTCTTCCGTGTAGAACTGACGTAGTGAGCTAAGAGCCTGTACGTCGGTAATGTCTTCAATCAGACGTGAGTATTCAAAGTGCTTGTCAATAGCAATTTGCACTTCGCCTTCAGTAGCGTTCTGTACCGTTACAGCAATGCCTTCTGCTTTAGCGTGTGCATCGCCACGAACAGGCTTAGGTACATGGATTGTGTCGCCTTTCTTGCCAGACATAGACATCTTCTTGACAAGGTTTGCCAATACGAGGTTCTTCTGGTAAGCGGCAACAATCTCGTCACTCCAAATTTCTGGAATAAAAGTAGCTGCGCTAGTGTTGTCAACGAACCCGCCATTAGCGGGATATGTGGAATCAGTCATAATAAATATCTCTTTTTAAGGTTTTATTACCGAACTCTCTTTTCTGCATATGCCTTCATAATCTCTGGTTGTAGAGCAGCATAACGATCAGGGTCGGTTCTCATAAGGTTAATAATGTCTGCGCGTCTATAGATCTTCTTAGGGGCTGATTCGTTACTACCACGAGCATTGCCTGTGGAAGCCGCTTTAACTGCTTGCTTACGGGATTGCTCCTCTACAGCGGCAGTTTGCTGTACAATGTTCTGTCGCTCTTTCCATAAGCTAAATAGCTCATCAGCGGCTTCACTATCGTACTGCTGGTCTGCTGCCACAAACAGCTTAGTCCTAACATTGGACGCTTTAATCCACTCAGCAAAGTTAGCATCTTGCAAGATCTGTTGCATGTCAGGATGCTTACGTTGTAGCTCTGCCATTGCGGTACTTGCGCGATACTGTTGTGTGAGTGCTTCAGCTTCCTTAATCTTAGGATGGTTCTGAATCGCCCTATCTACAGCCTTATCAGGGTCTGTAAACCAATCTACTTCTTCGTCTTGTTGGGGTGCTTCTTTAGTATCTTCTGTGAGTTGTGTCTGGATATACGTATCAACAACCTTACGTAGCTCACCTACTTCAGAACTCTGTCGGCCCAATAGCTTCTCAGCTTCTTGGTGCATCTGTACAAGTTCTTCAGCAGACTTACCTTTGTACTTGTCGGGGATCTCAGGTTCCTGTGGTTCAGGAGTTTCCTGTTCTTCCTCTACTTGTGCAAACATATCTAGTTGTTGTTCGTTCTCTTCTTGGTTGTCCTGACGCTCAGGTTCAATAATCTTAGCCATTATTAACTCCGTACCTTAGTATTGTGGAGATGTTTAGTATGAAGGTTCTCACAGATAAGTTTCACTTATTTAGGAGGTTTGCCTTCGTTCATGTGCCATATGGTTTTCTCGACGTTTAACCCACCTATCATGTGCATCAGGGAAGTCTCCACTAATGCCTTCAAGGTTAGATCTCACTGGGGAGATAACACGTTTAGCGTCCAAGCCACAACTGCACCTAGAAGTTGTGACATCAGACTTAACTAAATCTTCAAACAGATTGCCACAAGGACATCTAAAATCAAACAATCTCATCGTTAGCTTCTTCAGAGTCTTCTGATTCTGCTTGTTCTTGAGCGTTCTCAATCTGTGCTTCAAGATTCAGTACTGTTGCTAGGATAGCTAACTGACCTTTGCGGAAGTTCAAGTTATCATTATCCGTAGTCATTTCTACTGAGTTGATTTGTCCAACATTACCTTGTAGGTCAGAGATTAACTGTTTCCAGCCTTCTGATCTAAACATAGCAAAGTAATTGTTAAAGTATGTTTCTAACTCTTGAGTCATCGTATTTTACCTTTGTTAAAGAATACTTGTGTACACTAATGTACCTATACATTATAGCATACTTTGACTCATTTGTCAAGTGTTATTTTGTTAAATATGAAATTAAAAGAGCTAGGCACATAGGTACTAAAAATACCAGTACACCTACGACAGCACCTATCTCTCTAACATCCCTCCAAAACTTCTTCTTAGCTGCTGCTGCTCTAGCTAACTC